CTTTTCTAACTGTGCCTCAAAGTAAGTTTTAATTTCATCTTTGTTCCACTTGAACACTTGTTGATTTTGACTAACTATAGGTGTTAAATTTATTTCCATTTAATTCTCCTTATATCTGTGATAAAATATAAATAGAGATATTTCACATACTCTCTACCAAGTCCGCTAAACTTCTTCTACACTTTTCACTAGCGGACTTTTTTATTTGAATAGTATTTAATATCATCTATCCAATAACCTACTAATATCCATGTAACAACTCCAAGCATTGTTTGACAAAACCATGTCCACCAATCGATGGTATCTAGTTGTAAACTTCCCATAGCACCAACGGCTATTAACGCTGCAAGCGCTCTAAGCCAATAACATAACTTAATCATTTAATTCTCCTTATTGAATTGGGTTATAACAAAAACCATATACTCTATCGTGAGTACCAACTTTTCCGTAATGTCTGCGTAGAACATCAGATGTATTTTCATCTTCAAGTTTTCTAGCATCTTCACAATGACATTCCCAACCATAAGGTGTGATTTCATCAAATATTGTTTCGATGTAGTCATAGTGTTCTTCTCTAATTTTCATACCAGCACAGGCGATGGCTTCATTAAATCGATTGTTAATAAACATATCTATAACTCCTCTCTTACGATCACTAGCATTTGGCTAGTGATTTTTTTTATTTCATTTTTTAGGTATTTGTTTTCTTCTCGTAAGCTATCAACCTCTGCTTTCAACTTTCTATATGCCATTGGTGTATATTCATCATCTAGCCCTATAAGACTTTCAACTTCCTGTTTACTGAACCTAACTCCAGTTAGTCCTTTTATTTGATGAAGTATGCCTTGGTTTCTCATGTTATATACACTTGTTTCTGTGCATTTAAAAAGTTTTGCTACATCTGATACTGTATAAACTAAACTTTCAACCTCACTCATATATCACTCTCCTATAGGAATTACAGTTAAACTGTAATTTTAGTGTAAAAAAATATTACAGAAAAATAATTCTGTGGTACGGAACACCATATAAATTTTCAATCTTTTTCAATACATGAACATCAGGGGAAGATTTTCCTTTCTCATAATTGATTAGCGTGTATTCGCTAATACCTAGCATTTCTGCTGCTTTCTTCTGAGTTAGTCCAGCATTTACTCTAGCTGCTTTTAAGGTCATTCCATCTTGAACAAATGTTTCTTGTGTCAATTTATCACCTCGCTTTATCTATTTGTTGATTGTATTGTATTACAGTTAAACTGTAATGTCAACAGTTTTTCTGTAAAATCTAAAAAAAATAATTGATTTTTTTACAGTTTAAATATATGATATAGATAGTAAATAAAAATTTTAAAAATCACAGAGAGGTGAAAGCAATGAGTGATTTAGGAAATAAAGAAATATTCGCTAAAAACCTAAGATATTATATGAATTTATATAATAAGACTAGAAATGAAGTAGCCAATGATAACAACGTATCATATACAACTCTTGCTAGTTGGTTAAATGGTGATAACTATCCACGCATTGATAAGATTGAAAGATTGGCTAATTACTTTAGAGTGAATAAAGCTGATTTAATCGAAAACAAATACTCTGACAAAGAACCATATTATAATGATCCATCTGTTACAGAATACGCACAAGCCGTAAAAGATAACCCAAATCTTAAATTACTCTTTGATGCAAGTAAGGATATGTCAAAGGATGATATTGAATTTGTAATAAACACTATTGAAATGTTAAAGAAACGTGAGGGTAAATAATATGGAATTGCTATTATCTGTTATATCTATAGTGGCTTATTTCTTTGGCTATCCTACTGTTGCAGGTATTGTAGGTATCATAGCCACTATATTATTTGTATTATTATATTCAAAACAAAATAAACCTTATGGAGTTTTTGTTCCGTGGTTAATCATTTCAATTCTACTAAATGTATTATTTGTTAATTACAAACCCAACTTTATATTAAGCATAGGTATTGTTTCTTCAATGTCTATATGGCTTACTTCTGTTTTGGTTTGGTTGTTCAGTTCAATAACAAGTAAATAATGAGGAATTTTATACACATTCTTTTATGTACAATATCCCCATAAGGGGGTTAAGTATTATGAATGTTGTTTTGATTTACACTAAGTTAAGACCTACACAAACTGCGGTATTAAAACTAAACGATGATGGTACTTACACCATTCTCGTTAATAGTGATAAACCTATTGATGTACAACGTAAGGGTATACTACATGAGATAGGTCATATATTAAATGATGATATGTATAGTCATGCTCATATTGATTTAATCGAACGCATGGCACACGCTAGGGAAATTGAGTTTGAGGGTATTAACTTCTACACACATATATTATGAGGTGAATTATGCAATACAATTTCACTATCAGAAAAAAAGATAAAGGTTTTCAAATCATTGTAGCGTACAAAGACGGCTACAAATGGAAACAGAAATCTAAACAGGGTTTCAAAACTAAACGTGAGGCTAAGGAATACGGACACGTTATAGTTAAAGAGTTGGATAAAACTGCACTACTCACCAAAGATGCAGAATTAAAAGAATTAACATTCAAGGAATTTGCGGATATGTTCCTTGAAATAAAAAAGGCACACGTTGCGCATAGTACGTTAGTTATGTATAACCATGCGGTGTGTGCTTTCATTTCTATTCACAATATGAAATTGTCAGATGTTAAGCCACTACATATCCAAAATGTAATAAACAAAATGGCTACATCACCTACTACCATTAATTCGTATTATAAGGTAGTAGAAAGGATATTCTATATCGCTATCAACCCATACAAGATTATTTCAGATAACCCATGTACTGGTGTTAGACTTCCACGTATGGAACGTAAGAGTATGATCCATACGATTTCTGATGAAGATTTAAACCAGTTCGCAAAGTATATGCGTGAGAAATATCCACAAGCCTATTATTTCTTACAGATAGCTAGATATACTGGCATGAGGTTTAGTGAAGTATATGGTTTAACTTGGAATGATATTAGCCTAGAAAATCGCCAAATTCACGTCAATAAGCAACTTTCATATATCAAAGGTGCAATCACCTTTGAGAAAACGAAAACCGCCAATTCGGTGCGAATTTTGCCAATTCCGCCTATATTGGAGAATATACTTATAGAGTATAAATCTCATGAATTAGAATTTGAATATGGTTTAGTTTTGAACCCATACAAAAAGAATGGTGTTAAATGGCAAATAAACACATATTTAAAACGCTTTGGAGATAATTTATCTGCACACAATTTAAGGCACACATATGCCACTAAGCTATTAGCTAATGGCTTAGATGTGAAAACTGTATCATCATTACTAGGCGATACGCCTGCAATGGTGATGAAAACGTATCTACACTACAATAATGAAATGAAAGCAGCAGCATCAAATGCAGTTGCTAATATTTTTAAATAAAATTTTTGACGATTTTTGACGAATTGGATATCTAACCATTAAAAGATACAGTAAATAAGCATTTCTTTAAACTTACAATCTTAACGATCATAAAAGGTTATATCACTTGATTTTATTTCAAATTTCAAAATACGTTGTAATAATCAAAGTTTTATATCATGGTTTATCAAAACCACCTGCACAAAACACAATATTTAAAATTCATTTTTTGACGAATTTTTGACGGCAATAAAAAAAGAGGGTAGCAATCACGCTACCCTCAATTTGTTTTATTTATCTAATTCTACTAAGCGGTGCAACTTGCCATTAACAAACCACATTTCACAACGCACGTTGTTTTGGTCTACCAAGGTTGCCATATATAACCCCTCTTGGTTAGGTTGAATATCTTCTGCGAATTGATGTGTTTTTCCCTCGAATGTAAATACTTGTGCCATAATGTTTTCCTTTTAATCAATATATCCTAACTGTCAACTAACAGTTGATTGTTGCAAGCCGTGCAACTCGGAGATATTTTGGATCACCTCTACCATCTCACAACTTTTACTAATGCGGATGCACCTTTAAATTCTGAACCTTTAAAGTGTGCTAACCCTTGTACCTTTTTATCTTCGTACCCTACAGTTTCGTATACTTCACCATTAGTCATTACAGTTACACCAGCTAATATGCTATGCGGTTTATCTAACTTAATTTTGTACACATCTACCTTTTGCTCTTCCGTATTAGCAACTACCGCCGTCCTATCAGATTTTTCTGTTGCTGCTTTAGGTAAGTTAGGGTTGCTATGTGCAATATCCTGTTTCACCTTTTCTGCAGCAACTTCAACTGTAGGTGCTTGTGTGTAATATGTTGCTATCGGTTGAGTTCTTTCCTTAATGGAAATAACTTCTTGTGCTTGTTGTTCTGTAACGTGAATTGCTTTTGATAATTCTACAGGTGATTTAGCTTGTTGTTGTGTAATTACCACTGGCTTTTCAACTTGTCTTTTATTGTACAAGTGATAGCATCCCATACAAGCAAGCATTAACACTAACATCGGAATTAGCACCTGTGCGGTGCGTTTGTGTGCTTTGATATAAGTTAGTACCTTATGTAGATAAAACATTCACCTATGCCCCCTCTACCTCTTCCATTAGCATTTTTAACGCTTTGAATTTCTCATCAGCAAATCTATTGTTCAAACTCTCCCTCAATACGCTACTATTCCATTCATATGTCATGCACGTATCATAGATGCCAGCGATAAGGTCATAATCAAACCGCTTATCATCAATATAGGATAGGTTAGGCAATTCAATATTCAATGCTTTTTCCATTAGCTTCAATGCATCATTAAACATATTAACGATTTCACCAGTACCATACTGTACCGCTCTACTCCACACTACATCCTTTAATGCATCAGAATGTTTATCTACGTTGAATAGATTTTGTTTAAGATACTCACACGCTACATCATAATATGCGGACTTGATGTAATCGTGTTGCATCTTTTCAAAGCCTACCGCATCAAATGTACCTAATTCTTGCCACTTAGCAATAAAGCCATCAGAATTGATTTCTCCACTATCAATCAAGGCTCTTGCGTAGTCGGTGTAAAAGCCACCTTGTTTTAATCCCCAACCAAGAAATGCATCAACACTACCACAATTACTTGCTAGTTGGTACGTGCCATAAGAGATACCACCAGCATCATTGATGCCACTAGATACACACGCTGGATCACCATTACTTTCATATTCAGCACTCAACTGTCCTAATTCAGCCATT